GGTGTGTGGTGGTAGTGGGCGCTCACATACTGAGCGGATACGAGGTTATTTTAATACGTGAGAGATAGCACGAGCCCACTGCTTGCGGATGTTAGCTTTGGTATTGATCTTGTGGGCGGCGGGCCGCATCCATCGTTTGCGTTTGACTTTCATATCATCGAACGATTGCAGCTGCTTGAGCTGTCCGCGTTTGCTAAATACGTAGATACCCTTGCGCATCTTCCTGTACTTACGGCGCATGACAAAGGGCTTATTAGAAAACTCTTTGCTCATGAGCTGTAAGAATATCTGAATACGATGATCGCCATCAGCAGCATGGGACAGGTCGAAGTTGTTAGGGCTGAAGAACTGATTAGCAGGCTTGAGCCTGGCCTTAGCTGAGGCTGTGTTCTTCTGCTTACCTCGACGGGCTGCTATGCCGAATGCTCTCGTGCGTAATGGCGCTTTGCCCGTCTCTTGTTCAATCCAGCCGCTGAATCTCGATGTGCGTACTGAGCCGACCTCGGCTTTCTGTTGTGAGATGGGGAGGGGCTTGGCACGCGCCACTTTCATACGACTATTGACGAATCGATCACTACGAATATTCATGTCGGAAGCGATGTTTATAAGGGCTGCGGTGCGAGTCTCAAAGGCCAGATTATTGATCATTCCAGCAGACGCACGAGCGAACTTTTTAGGGGCTTTTTTGAAGAATTTCTCGAGGTTCTTCAATCCGATAGATTTTTGGTTAAAAGTGGTCATATTCGATAGTTTAGAGTATGACGCGCTAAGTGTCCAAAAAGGCTGAAAAACAGTATGACCACTTCTCCGACTCAAGCGGTTCAAAATTACACATGTATGTTTACCGCATACGGGATACGCTATGACATACTACATACGGCTGTTAGCTTATATCATTATTTATCTTTTTAAGGTCTATAGAAGTGGTCAAAGTGGTTAAACGGCGCACGGCTGCGGGTTTCTGGTTGATTTGAAGTGGTCAGAGAAGTGGTCAGAGAAGTGGTCAGAGCGGTGCATCGCGTAAAGTATAATTGCGCTGCCTTACGTTAGGTTAGGTTAGGTTAGGTTAGGTTAGGTTAGGTTAGGTTAGCGAGCGACAGCTCTGACCACTTCTCTGACCACTTCTCAAAGAGGGTTTAGCATCCTCAAAAACAAGTGATTTTTAGGGAGGTTGACAATCATTAATGTGGCGTGTAGTGTTGGCGGCCTATTTTGGAAAAACAGGAAAACAGAGCATGAACGCCGTCCCTCAATTACTTAAGCCCTCAGAAGTATGCGAGCGACTTAACATCAGTGCTGAGACTATGCACAAGCTCATAGAAAGCGGGGATCTGAAAGCCACTAAATTAGGCCCGAGATGTACGCGAGTTTATGCCGATAGCGTGGAAAGTCTCATAGAAAACGGGGCGCAGAATGCTTGAAGTTGCCCGGCAATTAGCGGCCAGCGGGCTGCCTAACTTCCCATGTACTGTAGATAAAAACCCAGCAATTCAGAAAGGCGTATCCTGGAAAGACGTGGCCACGTTGGCCCCAGATCAACTGTATTGGCCGTCAGGTTTGACCGGCGTGCCAATACCTGAAGGCGTCATCGTTCTTGATCTCGATACCTACAAAGGGGTGACCCGTCAGCAGGTTGAGCAGACTCTCGGGTGTCCGTTACCTTGGGATCAGGCCTTCATCCAGCGCACCCAGAACGGCGGCGAGCATTATGCTTTTACCATCAACTATGACGTGGCCAATGGATCGAATATGTTCAACGTGCACGGTCTCGACACTCGGGTAGGCGGCAAAGGGTACATCTGTACCGGTGAGGGGTATCCGTGGGAAGGCTTTGGCCCTCTTCGAATGGCGCAACCCACCACCATGCTGCCTCCAATGCCTGATGCTGCCAGGAATGTAATGGAACGCAAACAGCGTGACGTTACCGCAGTCGATCTGCCTCAAGGTGACCGCGATATTGAACTCATTCGTGAAGCCCTTCAACATATTAGCTCTGACTGCTCACGGACCGAATGGGTGTCAACAGGCATGGCGCTCAAACACCAATTTCATGATAAGCAAGATGTGGGCTTCGCTCTGTTTAAAGAATGGTCAGAATATAATGCCGGGCGGCTTGACTATGAAACCCTGGAACAACAGTGGGGAAGTTTTAAACCATTTAGCTCTGATGGTGCCAGTATCACCATTGCAACGGTCATCTACAAGGCCATGCAGGCTGGCTGGCAACCGCCTGCGGACGTGGACACTGCTCTGGCTTTTGGTGAAGGCGCGGCAACTGTCCAGACATTCGGGGCACTAATAGATCTCATCACTGAGAGTGGTGGTGACCCTAAAATGACGGCCGATATTATTGAAGCCGTCAAGCACACGCCCTGCAATGACATACAGCGAGCCACTCTGCTGGCCACACTACATCGTGAGCTCAAAGACGCCGGCCTACTGACTAAACAGGTCAGGAACGCTCTTGACACAGCAGTGACTGGTAGGCAAGCCCCCTTTGAAGGCACACGCAATGCTCCCGGCCGTTATGGGAAGAATCATGCCCAGAACGCCAAGCTATTCATTAAGGTATGCTACCCCGATGGTTTATTGTTGCGGTCAGATGAGGTCTGGTATGTGTATACAGGTAAATGTTGGGAAGAGCAGGAAGATGGCGCGATGGAGACTATTCTAACCTACGCAATGTTAGATAGTGATCCTATGAGCAGTACAGTTAAGGGCACTCTGGCCGTCGTGACTAGCTTATGTAGGACGCCGGATAAGATAGGCGGCGTTGATCCCAATCTGATCATATATGCAAATGGTGTGCTCGACATGCGTACTTGGCAAATGAGCCCGCACCGTAAAGAATTGTTTACAACTAACATCCTACCCTACGATTACAGCCCGAGCGCGTTGTGCCCACGCTGGGTACGGTTTTTAGATGAAGTCTTCGACAGCGATATTGAGCGTATTGCATTGCTGCAGGAGTGGCTCGGCTACCTGCTCAGTCCTTCACGCAGACACCATAAAATGCTCATGCTAATAGGCCCACCGCGTAGCGGTAAAGGTACCATCGGACGTATTCTCCGTCATGTAGTCGGAGGCCAAAATTATGCTGCGGGTAATCTCAGTCTGTTTGCTAAAGATTCGTTTCTTGACGCCCTGCGCACTAAGCCCGTGCTATTCGTCAGTGACGCTGAGACCAAGATGCACCCCAGTGTGTTAGGGGCGGTCATTGAGCGGCTCAAAACGATCAGCGGTAATGACGAGATTAACTTCACACGGAAATTCAAAAGTAATATCAGTGAGACGTTGCCTTGTCGCATCACGATGGGGGCCAACGGCATACCCCGTCTATTTGATGACTCAGGGGCGTTGGCCAGTCGGTTTATGCTGTTAACAATGGATCGTTCGTTCCTTGATAACGGTGACAACTTTCTTGATGAGGCGCTGATCGCAGAGATAGAAGGGATTGCAGCTTGGGCACTTGCAGGTCTGGAACGTTTAAATGTAACGGGAAAATTTACCGTGCCGAGTGCCAGCATCGATGAGACGCAATATTTAAAAGAAGCTTATAGCCCTTTAAGGTTATTTATTGACGAAATCTGCGAGCAAGTTGATGGATCACACACAACAACGACTGATCTGTATCTTGCATATAAAGTGTGGGCGCTCGGTCAAGGGGACGACATCCTACTACGTAAAGTGTTCACGAGCGCATTCAAAGACGCTACGCGGGGACAGTTCATCTATGCTAGGGAACTGATCGAGGGGGCATACCTGCGTGTTTTCAAGGACGTGCAGCTGCGCACCGTCACGTCAACTTCTAACACAGCCGCAGCATTCGAGGTGGTCAAATGAAAGTACTAAGCTGGAAAACGGGTGAGGTACTCTTCTCAGGAAAGTACCGCACTATGAGGGACTGCGTAGAAGCTGCTCGACTTAACACTCGGCTAGCTTATGCAGATCTTACCGGTGCCGATCTGAGAGGCGCCAAATTAGATGGCATGGTGTTGGACAGGGCGCGGCTAAATGGTGCGGATCTTAGGGGCGCTAGCTTACAGGCCACCCTAATGGAAGATGCGAAGCTCATAGAGACTGACCTACGTGGTGCTGATTTGAGGTGGGCTAAAGTTCGTCGGTCTAACTTCCAAGGGGCTGATCTTCACGGTGCTGAGCTTGCGTCTATATACGTACGTGACGCCGACTTCCGGGGGGCTAAACTTGATCGGGGGGCATTTGCACTCGTCACGACCGAGGGCCTTAAGCGGGGTAAACTTCCGATTGATAGCCCAATATATGCTGCGCTGTACGCAAAGCGGCAAGGGATAACAGGAGAAACGATATGTCAAAACTCATCAAAGTAATAAAAGGTGAGCATGCCGGAACAATAGCGCATGTCACCAGCCAGGCCTGACAATACAGCACCATGCGGGCCACACCCATCTATGGTAATCCGTTGGCCTCCATAACTTTCCACACCAGTCAAGTTGAATTTATCGCCGGGACATGGTTCTGCTCTCGCTGTAGGAAAGACGGCATCACTGCCAGCCGGCATAGGGGCTGTAGGTATTTAGCAACATTTTATGAGGAGCAAAACAATGAAACAATGCCCTGAAACAAGTCTCCCATGCCATGCGGAATGTGGCCCAGCAGATTGTGAAGTTAAAGCTAACGCGCTTAACACGATCAACCAACAATATGAGGGGCTTTTTATACCTGAATACTGCCCACGGCAACGAACTGACTGCAAAGCATTGTTTCAGCTTATTGCTGAGAATCACGCTAGCTTTATCTGTTGCGGCGAGAATGATGGCACCAACCGAACAGTTGAGCAGGATAAGTACCGTATCTGCATTAAAAGCTCAGAAGATAATGACATCATGCAAGATTGCGATAAACGCGATCTCACGCACCAGGCCTCTGTCATTATAGGTGCACTGGCCAGTATCGAGCAGACTGATAGTGCGGCGTATCATAAGAATCCGAACAATGAAGAACATTTTTAAAATAATTTGATTAATTCCTTGACTCTATCAAACAGCTTGCTATAATCATTATAACTTAACGAGATAACCCAAGGCAGACAGATATGATTGATTGGAATAAAACAACTAACGAAGACCTCGATTTAATTCGTGATATTGCAAAACGTGCGGTTGATCTTGAACCCGATCTTGATTATTCAACGATAGAAATGGACATCACGGCGGCGCATACCGCAAATCCTTTAAAACTTGACGAGCTATTACATACTGACAGCATGAATTTCGCTCACGATGTTTTTGGTATTAATCAAAATATTAATCGTGATAGTGGTGAGATGAATAATTGTTTTTTACCTAGGTACGCAGCATGAATAAAATCACAACATATGCACCGGAAGGGGGAAAGCACGTCGAGCTCACTGTCAGAATTGGTAACCGTTTTCAAAGTGTTTCAATTAAAAAGACAGCGAATAAGATTGATATTGCCGATTCCTTGCGCAAACTAGCTGATAACTTAGAACATGACGACCTCATGGGTGTTAAGGATGAGACAAACTCAAACGAGCCTACTTGCAAAATATGTGCAGCTTTTGAGTACATGAATAACAGTACTGGTTGTGGTTGGTGCCATATACGAAAAGCCTCAGTACATAAAGACACCCTCACTTGTAAGGAATTCGGAATATGACAGCATCTAAAATAGCCAAAGCCGCCGGCCTTGATAGCCTCAAGGAACTGGCCGCCATGAGCAAGCAATCCCCCCAAACGCTCACAAATTGGTATAACAATAAACCAGAACTCTTTGATCTTGTTGTCAAAGGTGCAATCGTACAAAAGAAATGCGAAACATTAATCCAGTTTAACTCTGTCTGTGACCCGCAAGTACCCATCGCAGTGTCAGCATATGGCTTAGTAATTGATGGGGTAATGTACACGCATGAGAATTTTAGAGCAGCCCGACTCGGACTTATAGAAGCTGACCGCCAACGTGTGCATGCGGCCATACAACAATTCTACTTATTTGTAGGTGATTTATGAGAATTAATCTTATTACTTTAAAGAAACAAATAGCGCACCTGCCTGCACCTCAAGAAGCTGGGCAGTATCGTCACATAGAGTTAATGGGTAGATGTGAGGAATTGAGCGGCGCTGCTTTCGCCGCAAACACCCCCGAAAACAGTAAGGTTAAGTGTAGGGCCATAATGCTAGTGGCCGTCGAATACTGCCGACCCGGACTAGGGTGCTGGCTTGAATGGGAGTTAGATCTATGAAACGAGAAAAACGGTATTTAGTCTTTAAATTAAAGGACATTAAGAAATATCTCAACTTATCCGATCAGATGGTTCTGGCCGCATTAACTAGCCGTATCAATGATTGCCGTAATACCGACAAGCGCCCTGACCTACAGTGCGCTGTTGTTGAATCTGACTGGCCTGAATATGAATCAACCTGGGCAGCCATTGCGGCCAGGGTTGACGCTGAGGCAGCGACTGAGGTGGATAATAAACACTATTGTAATGACGGCTGTTGGTGGCAGACAATTCGTTGTTTTGATGGCTCGGTGCTTGTTGAAATTGGTCAAAATAATCAGCTTTTAGAAATTGAGCGCTTCCCCGATTCGAACGCCGCCTACAAGCAGAAAAATAAATGGCTGACTAAATACAACATGTTTTGCCCGGAGTGATGATATGACCGAAGAACTCAAAGATAAGCTCGATGCGCGGGAAAGTGATGAGCAATACCCTGAGTATGCCGGCAAAAAAGTGCCGGACGGCGATATGGCTCAGGCTGAGAGTTTAGGCGATTCAGTGCTGTTAGAAAAAGAATGGCCGCGTAAATGACGACTGTGATCATTAAAAAGACTGCCAATGTCGGCACGACAGGGCATATCGATCATGGAGCTTTACGATTAGCAGTCATGAGACTAAATGCTGCCATGCCAACAATTGCAGAGGCAGCCTATGCGTTTAAACGTGCAAGTGAGTGTCTTCGTATGGTAGCACCTGACCCCGTACAGGAATACGTAGCCCCCAAGCCACAACCATTCTGGACACAACGAGGCCGCCGTAAGAAAGGCGGGAGGAGTAAATACTAATGATCTGGATAATAATTAATATCATACTTTTATGGGCAGGCATCTGTTTAATCGGTGCAAGCCACTGCATTCGTAGCGCAAATGATTACACCCCCGCGCCCGAAGACAGCCTCGATATTTTATTGAGGACGCTGCTGTACGGCATTGGGGTACTTTTCTTTGCTGCTTTCATCATTTCTGAGCCATTTAGATGGTGGCTGGGATGATTACTAAGCATCTAATTGGGTACATAAACGCGATACTGTTCACCGTATTAGCGGGGTTCTATCACGAACACGAACCTAGACATATTCTGCTCAGCGTGACACTCGCACTTAATGTGTACCACCTACTCATTGGCGGGTATAGTAAAAAGGATGGCAAATTATGAGCAAAGACTACCCGTTACAGTGGCCAGATAGCATGCCACGAACTAACCGCCCCGTTTCCGATCAATTCAGGACCACCCTCAATGGTGCGCTGACTAATGTCAAAAAGTCCCTCAAGCTATTTGCAGAAGACTCTAAGCATAAAGTCGAGAATATTGTGATCTCTTCTAATGTGACGCTCGGTAGCCTGACACCAAAAGATCCCGGCGTCGCAGTGTACTTCTCTTGGAACGGCCTATCAACCTGTATTCCAGTCGACCGCTATGCCAAGGTTGAAGCCAACCTGCAGGCCATACACCACTGTATCGAGGCTGAGAGAGTCAAGCTGCGACATGGCGGGGTCAACTTGGTACAGGCTGCCTTCCGAGGCTATGCAGCACTTGAGGCACCGACTACCAGCGCACACCGTCCATGGTATGAGGTGCTCGGCGTTGCTGAGGGTGAACCGGGGGCAAACATTGAAAATGCCTATAAACGTCTGCGCGGTAGGTTTCATACCGACAAACAGGAAACCGGTGACAGGATCAAGTATGACGAAGTGCAGAAAGCCTGGCGGGAGTATAAAAGTCTATGAATATCATCAGCATATTTGCAGCGGCATATTGTACAGCGGTGCTACTTTTAACCATATTTATTGCTTTTATGGTTCATACCAAACGATGGGAAATTGTGGAAGTCGAATGTGGTGAGACTGACTGTGACCTTAAATGTGGAACTTGTAATCTTTTACCCACATTATTGGAAAAACCGGCGGATTGACAATGAATTTAGCTACTTTTCTTGTGTTATTTTTTGTCTGTGGCGGGCTATGTGGCCCAATTAAGCCGCCACCGCCTTATGAATGGGATTGTGGTGATAGTGTTGGGGTCAGCCAACACAATTAATTTAAAATAATTTGATTAATTCCTTGACTCTGTCAAATAGTTTGCTATAATTACTACATTGAAGCAAACAACAGAAAAGGCAAATAACGTGAAAACACCTAATTTAAACAAGCTACCAAAACATTTACAAGAAGCTTTAAGCCACTATTATGATAAATGCCATTTTTTTGGGTTAAATCCGGATTGGGCGATAAAAGCTAAAGAAAAAGCTGACAACGATGACTTTAATCCTATACACGGAATGATTTAATGATAGGTAAAAAAGGTAAGATTATTAATGAATGCGGGACGTATGACCCCACTATCAATGAAAAAATGAAATGGCTACAGGAACATAGCGGTGAAATTGTTGAAATCATCGGCGACAACGGAGATATAGCGCTCACTGCGTATAGAATTAAAGCTAATGACGGAACAGAAAACTGGTGTTGGGAAAGAGAGTTAAAGATACTTTAATAGGGAGGGTGTAATTATGCTAGTCGAATTAGTAGGCAAATCACTGAAAGGTGTACTAGCCTTGGCCAGGAATCAAGGCTGTGTTGGCTTCCGGTCTCTTGTACGTCGTGCCGATGATAAACTCTGGCGCTTACGGGTAATTTTACCAGTTCAAAGGCGATGATGTATGGCTAAAACCCCCGCCCGCTGTAACCGTCGAGACTGCCAGACCCGACGTAATTTATCGAAACGGCCGGAGCTTTATGTTACATGGCCGAAATGTCGTATGCCGGGGTGTTCCGGGAGAATGTATGTAGATAAATACTGGTTGCGGAAGGGGCCATATGATCATGCGCCGATCTGTCGTTCTGATTGTTTGCCTTATCCGCACCCAGTTAGCACCCAGGAATGTAAGCAGCGGGAGGAATATGCGCTCAATAAGAGTTTTAAGCCCCGGTCGAAGCATAGCCCAAAACCGTTACGAGATGATGAAGCACCTTTTTAAGGGGAGATCAACATGACATGCAAAGCAATCAGACAAGGTGATCAGATGTGCTGCGGTAAATGTGGCCTACAATGGGACCTCGATGATGACGATAGGCCACAATGCCTGACAGATGATGAGATCACGCAAATGGGTGCCGAAATTATGCAGCCTGCTCATATTGTTGGTACTGAGACCCTCAAAGAATTACATCGCATAGTTGGAGGGACAAAGGCATGACCGGTACTCAATATTTTGAAGGCCAAGAGTTCCTTTTTATCCCAGGGAGCACTAATACCGGCCCGACAATACCTCCCCGTCATTGCATCCGTGAGACTTTCAGCGAAGGCCCGGCACCAGGTTGTGCATCATCGCACTGGCTTAAGGTCTGGACGTTTCACTATTCTGACGGGACTACGGAACAACTCAAACAGGTGATTAAACTATGATTTATTTAGCAGGACCGTACAGCCATAAAGACGAAGCAGTCCGTGAAGAACGCTTTGAGGCTTTAACTAAGAAAGCGGCCGAGCTTATGCTCGGAGGGATTGTTGTTTTTAGTCCGATCACGCACGGTCACGCTATTGCACAGCGCCATGACTTGCCGCTTGAATTTGAATGGTGGCAGCATCAATGCATAACAATGCTGGGGCTCGCTTCACGGCTTATTGTGTTGCAACTTGATGGGCACGCTGAATCAGTAGGCGTGGCCGCTGAAATAGCTTTCGCTGAGAAACACGGCATATCTATTGGGTATGTAAATCCTTAACCGACCAACATCTCAACAGCCCTGCGGCGTAATTCTTCGGGCGCTTCCTGGGCAATCGGATCACCGGTTGCCAGCCCCTGTGCAATGATGTCTAGCTCCTCGGTCTTGATAGCCCGGCGCATCACAGCTTGCCTTAAACTGTGCATACTAACAATATGGTGCATCACACCAGTACGACCTATCCCTAAAGCAGCGGCAATCTTCTTACCACTCACAGCAGCCAGTCCCGATGCCTTAGCGATATCGAGGGCCGCGCTGAGGATCTCCTCTTTGCGCACTTTTGTAGGGGTTCGTTTATTAGTCACTGGTAAGCTCCTCGGATCTTCATGTTAGTAGTTCCTTACGTTGTAAGCATTATTTATGCGGGCATTGGCAATGTCAACCATGCGACCCTCCGGATCTTCTGGATCCCATTGAAACCCAATAAACTCAAAGCCTTCAAGCACAGCGCCCCGACCAGTACTGCCTGATCCAGCAAAAGGATCGAGAATCACGGCGCCTGGGTGCCCGATAAGCCGGCAGCACCACCGCATCAAGTCCGTAGGTTTGACAGTTGGGTGGTAGTTAGCTCTCGCACCGGTCTGTATACTGGCGCGAGGGTTATTCTGACCGGCTGATCCTTCTTTGCGCCCAGTTATCTCGTGGGGTTGTTTGATATTGAAACCTTCAAGGCCTGCATCTCGATCAGCTTTCGATGTTTTTGCACAATAGAAATAGCGCGCCCACTCTTCGGTCAGGCCGTCATGTAGGACATTAGCAGGCCATCTGCCAAGATCACTTGGATTGTACGCAACGCGTTCACGGTGACCGCTCGTCAAGCCGTTGCCTGCAAAGGAAAGCTCATCACCGTTAACACCGTATTTGGTGCGATCCCCGTCTGCTTTTGTTATGCGGCAACCGTCAATATTGAAGGCACCTGTTCCGTGTTTGAGTACTGTTGCTGCAACTGTATCGCCTAAAGGCTTGCGGGCAATAATGATCGGCTCATATGCAGGTTTGAGAGCAGTGCCGTAGCCTTCCCATTGTTTAGCAGCGTCGGTATGAGCTGCAGTGACATCATAGTCGCCTTTACCCGTCATTATTGCGACATTTCGTTCATGGTTATCTGTTTTTGTTTCTAAAACTGCCCGCCGACTAATATTCTCCGATTCGATGGTTTTCCAGCGGATTATTTCTATAATTTCAACGGGCGGTTCAGGCAGTAGATGCTCTATTATTTTAAACATATTAAGTGTAGCGATCATAGGCTGAGACTTTTCAAGATAATGGCCAGCTAGATTACTTTTTTCAGTAATAACCTTCGCAGTTATTAATGCCTTTTTTAATTGGGCAGCTTTGATCCCAGTGGACCGCATCCAAGCTGTAAACCTCAAAGCTCTCTCTTTACCGGCCCCAGTACCGTGTGCTTTTTCTACCACTTTCGACACATTCAATGACTTAGGAAACCCACTACCATACAACCACATAGCCACATCACGGATCTCAAAGCCGGCAAGCCTCAAACTAGTCGTCATAAGATCTTGTGTACGTGATCCCGCGAATATAAGCGCATGTCCTCCAGGCTTTAACACTCGCAGGGCTTCCCGCCATGTAGCTGGGCCAGGTACAAAGCTGTCCCAACTTTTACCCATAAACCCACCACCACCGTGATCATAATCATCACCGGCTAACCAGTGGCGCAATACTTCGGCCATGTCTGGCTCTTTGCTGAGGCCGTATGGCGGATCTGTGACCATAGCATCGACCGAATTCTCCGGCAGCGTCATCATGCCTGCGCGGCATTCCATGTTGATCACAGTCACAACGACACCTCACCCGTACTAAATGTTGCATAGCCGCCAATTTTGACAATGAGTTGCAACCAGGCAAGCTGTGCGGCTTCAATCTCAGTACCTTTATACATCCAGCCTGGACGCTTGCATTCAATCGCACCGAATTGGGCGATAGTCGTGCCGACCATAGCTAATGTGATAACACGTGGAATGGCCAGTATTAGATCGCTCGACTTAATCTGTGCGTTTAACTTCTGCGAGTCGTTGGCCAACCCATACCGGATAGGTGCCTGTTTGACTGTATGTTTAAAATTGCACTTCGGGCAGACGACCGGTACTTTGGCCGGTGTCGCTCCGACATTATTACGCCAGGCCATTGATCCGGCATGGGATATATTTAGACGGGCTCGCTGCTGTGCCCATGCTTCCGACTTGTTAGTGACAGCCACATCGAGCGGTGGCCAAGCTACAGCACCGAGCATCTGATTAAGCTCTGCAGCGGCCTGAGGGTGGCGTGCTGCCCATTGTTCGTATGTGATCATGCAATCATATCCTCCGTAAATCTGGTCTTTATCGTATCGATCAATATATCGGTCTCTTTGGCGGAGAGGGTGAAGGCTGTCCCGATATCAATGCCGAACCGGTAAAAAAAGCGTTTATGCACCTCAGACATTTCCCGCCCGGTCTGTGCACCTACCCACCAGGCAACCAACTCACGCAGCACCCCTCGGCGATACTTGGCTGCTTGATGGCGTTTAAGATCAACCCCTCGGCCTATCTGTGGAATTTTGCGGGCTATCTGCCCTCGTTGGTAGTCCCCATCTTCCATATCAGCCGCGTGCATCTTATCGAACAGGGCGGATAATGCTGCGACGTCCAGCTCAATGAGGTCGCCTTCGACCTGTTCCGGTGAAGCGCGCCCAGCAGGTGCGTTCACATAGTCACAATACGGGCAGGTCTTATAGTACGCCTCGTAGGGTTGTGTGCACTTATCGCATACTTTCTGTGGCATAGTGTCTCGATTCTCGCCGGTTGTCTTTTTCTCACGGCTGCCAAGCGTCCAGGCCCTGGGCCAGTCAGGCATCCCGTGCCGTTCCCAGTTACGCACCGGATCAATGATGATCGCTTCGAGTTTGCCTTCCAATATACGGAGCGACCGACCGACCATCTGCAAGAATTTACTCAGTGACTCCGTAGGCCTTGCGAGTATTACGCATTCCACAGCAGGAACGTCAAAGCCTTCATCGAATAGATCAACATTGACAAGCACGTCGTACTCGTCGCCCTCAAAACCATCGAGTGCGCGGTCACGTTCGCCGGCGTCCGTCTCGCCACTAAGTGCTATGGCTTTGTACCCGCCCGCCCTGAATGCTGCTGCTTGCTCCTGTGCCGTTTTGACATCGGTAGCAAAGACTATCGCTTTTTTGCCGTGGGCAAATTGTCGATAGTGCTTGACGACATCGCCAACAATATGCGACTCAACCACCCGTGCGCGTAGGGCCTTGGCATTAAAATCACCGGATGCTGTAAGTGCCAGCCCGCTGACATCCAGATCAGTGCGCGGGGCTTTATAAGTGAACGGGGATAAATAGCCGTTTGCAATCAGCCACGCCGTTGTCGGGCCTTCAACCATCACGTCGCAGAATCCGTCTGCATCACTGCCCATACCCTTACCGTCGGCACGTTCTGGGGTTGCGGTAACAAATAAAAGCAAAGCCTGATCGAATAAATGCACGGCTTTTGCCCAGGAGCCAGAATCGACATAGTGATGGCCTTCGTCATAAACGGCGAGCGTTACCTGCTTGATCCATTTTTGCAGCTCAGCGTTGTTGCCTGCGCCTCTGCTGGTCAGTGTCTGGACTGACACAACGCCGCATTGTGCATTCGGATCGACAAATGACTTGCCAAATAGTTTGAGCTGTACGCGTCTGATCCGGCGGACAACCTTTGGCGGCGCGATAATACGATGTTTGACGCCCAGCTTGGCCAGTGATATGGCAATCTGCCTGACAATCTCCTTACGATGCACAATAGCCGCCGCCGCACCATTATGATCATGAATTATCGAACTAAAGGCGATAGTTTTACCCGCACCGGTCGGCAATACCGCCAGCACAGAGCGCACCGTCTGCCAGGCCTCACGTATTGCGGTAATTAAGCGGGATTGATACGGGTAGAGAGAGAACACTAAAACCTCACAATTTTTTCTTCATGATAAAGCGCCCTATTACCTAGTTATGTGAACTCTCGCCAACCAATAATTCTTGGGTGTCCCATAGACCATTTTTCACACCCACCATGACCGTATTTCCAAATACGCCCACCCCATGTATCTTCTATTAAAGCTTTTCTTACACTACCGTCAGAACACTTAACTTCTACCAGCACTCCATCAGGCGGTAGTTGTGGTCTTGGGTCAGTCCAACCACATAACAAATCATTAGAGTCGGACATACTTACGTCATGATGGCTTACGTACTTTTTCATTTGTCCAGCTACTTTTTTCATCTCGTCCGTCATACCCATAATCGTGCGCCTCTCAATTCAATTTCGTTAAAATAATTAGTTGACAGGGTTGTCAGTCTGCCCTAAGCTGACACCCTAGTCAACTAACAAACGGAAAAATATTATGTCTATCATTAAAATTGAATTTCCGGCAGATCGTCCTGATATCGCTAAGGTGTTGGGTGCGGCTCTGATCACCCTAAGTGAAATAGGGGCCAAAACTGTCGGCAAAGTGCAGGAACTGGGTGAAGGCTACGCCGGTGCCGCCGAAACTGTTAAGGATATACAACACGAACCTGCTTTAGGCTCAGCTGTATCTCAAGACGCAGGTTCTGATGATAACGGTATGTTTACTGAACCCGAACTCGAAGAATCTCAGCGTCTCATGGACGCAGCAAATACTGATACTAAAGGCGTGCCGTTTAATGAAGAATTCTGCGGTAAAGCGGCGAAGCCATTTTATGCGTCAGGTAAGCGCGTAGGTCAGTGGAAGAAACGCCAAGGTGTTGATGATTTAGTATATGACAGCTGGTACGCAGCTGAATTAGCCAAAGCACCCACAACGAGTTCAACTACTGAGAACACTGTCAATACCGCCTCAGCATTCGGTAATCAGGCTCAAGGCCAACAACAGCAAAGTATTGCTGAACCAACTGCGCCACATGACGCTGGCACACTTATGGCATGGGTCTCTGAGATGCAAGCCGCTAGCCGTATCACGCAGCAACAAGTCAATGAGGCGTATCAACAAGCCGGTGTCACTATGACTGATGTGTTCCCCGGACCTAATAAGACGGAGGTGACCATCGCGCAGGCTGTGCAAGCTGTTCACGCTATCTTACTGTCCTGGACGTAACAATGTCGGGTCAGCACGCACTGTACGCACCGTCTGCTTTTCCTGTCACAGCATACTGCTCAGGATCAGTACTCGCCCGACAAGCTGTGCCTGATCAAGAAACACAAGCTACCCGTGAGGGGGACGCGTCTCACTGGGTTGTTGCTGAATGTCTCACAGCCTGGAAAAATGCCGTGGCACCTTTAGCATTGACATGCGACTGGGTGGGTAAGACCGCGCCTAACGGTGTGATCATTGATCAGGAAATGGCTGACGGTGCCGACGTGATGGTCTCCGAAGTGCTGGCTGTATGCCATCAACATGGGGGCATAGAGCTATTACGCAAATTAATAGTTGAATACCGAGTACACATGACACGTATTCACCCCACAAACTGCTGGGGCACACTCGACGTTGCACTTGATTTACGCCATATCGGCCTGCTGTATATCTGGGACTATAAGTACGGCCATCTACAAATCGAAGCTAAAAATAATTACCAACTTATCGGCTATGTGCAAGGATTAAAGGAGCATTGGGACATCAACGGCGTGTACGACCAGCGCATTAAAGTTCATATGCGGATAGTACAGCCCCGTTGTTATCGACAATCAGGCCCTGTTAATGAGTGGGTGATGCCGTGGTGCGATCTACGTGGTGAGGTTAACCATCTTGAAGCTCAAGTACACGAAGCTGAAAACAACCCCCAGATGCAAGCAGGTGCTCATTGTCGATATTGTCCTGCAATTCGTAAGTGCGCCGCAGCCAGACAAGGCAGCTATCATCTCATTGACTATATTAAAACCCCTTATGAGATTGAGTCATATAGCGACTCTGACTTGGCAACTGAGCGGATGATCCTGGAAGCCGGCAGCACACTGCTTAAAGCTCGTCTCGAAGCTGTTAATGATGATCTTGAGTTCCGGGTCTCAAATGGTGCGACTGAAACGGGTTTCGTTATGCAGGCCGGCAAAGGTAATCTCAAGTATACTGTGCCGCCTGCCCAGGCTGCCGCGTTTGCTATGCAATTCGGGGTTGACATTAGCGTCGAGAAAGTGCTCACACCTACGCAGACAATAGCTAAAACACCGGTCGACAAACGACCATTAATCACAGAAGCTCTCAAAGCAATCGCACGTCGCGAAGCTACAGGGCTAAAACTTGTACCAGCGGGTGACAGTAGAACCGCTCGCGCTTTCCAACGGAGTAAATAAAATGCCACAATTTGATGAAACACATGTAAAAATACAAGGTTGTATTGTTGTATGGGACGGGATGAACCGCGTTGAGGCCCCCAACGATAACGGCAATATTAAACGGTCACTTAAAGTTGTGATTGACCCCAACAACCCAGATATAGGGCTATTACAGCAACTCGCTAACAATGAGTTACAGGCTTCTGAATTTAAAGGTATTCTGCCTCAAGGTGGCCTCATGCCTATCGGTACAGCACGTCCTGATGAGTTTAACGGCATGTATCCGGGCTGGGCTGTTGTGAACTGCAGCACATTCAAAATGCCAGATGTTTACAACGAACAAGGTCAGATGATGACTGATCCAATGCAATATTTGCCGACAGTCTTCCCAGGGCAAATAGTTGATGTGTTAGTTCACTGTAAGGCTTATAACCAGAAAAGCAAAGGTGTGGCAGCGCGCATGGACGGTTTCATGATCATGGTCAGCCGAAATGCACCTCGTCAGAACTTTGGCGGCGGGGGTATCGACACATCGAATGCGTTCGGTGGACAGCCTCAGCAGCAACCGGTTCAAGGTCAACCACAACAGCAGACTTACCAACAGCCTCAGCAGCAACCGGTTCAAGGTCAACCACAACAGCAGACTTACCAACAGCCTCAGCAGCAACCGGTTCAAGGTCAACCACAGCAAGGCGGTGCGCCTAACCAGGCGCACGACTATATGCCTAATACCAATAACAACCCTCATCAGTAAGCTAATAACTCGCCGCCCTTCGGGGCGGTTAATTTTGGAGCAACGATATGGCTGATAAATTTCCTAAAGATTCTCAGGCACCACAAAACATAGATATATTATTTTATGACGGTTTAGTCCGTGCTACGCGAATTTGTCATGATGCATCTGTTCAGGGTGGCTGGTGGCACGATATCAAAACTGGTGAACCACTCGACCGTAACAAAGGCGAGATGCTGTGCCTGATCCATTCTGAGATATCGGAAGCAATGGAGGGCGAGCGTAAAAATACAATGGATGGGCACCTACCCCATCGCCCCTCAGTAGAAGTCGAACTCGCTGACGCTCTGATCCGAATTTTTGATTATGCCGGTGGTTTCAATCTGGATGTGGCTGGAGCACTTATTGAGAAAATGGCCTATAACGCTGAACGGGCAGATCATAAGCCTGAAAACCGTGCCAAAGATGACGGGAAAAAATTCTAATGGCTACTAAAATCAAAACAATCCGCTACTGCTCAGAATGTGGAACTATTGGCGCAATACCTGCTAATAAGCAGAATTGCTGTCCTACAGCTAATCCGACATTCGCGCCCTATGATGTCGCAATCCAAGCGCATGCGGGCTTCCAGGCTGCCGCAGCATTGCATCGGGCTAAGCATATTATAGCCGCCACGAATACGGTCGGCCTTAAAGTAGTTGATCCGGAATGACGGTCGTCCACTGCAAACACCACACATATAATGTGTATATTGGCCGCCCAAGTAAATGGGGCAATCCTTTCGAGATTGGCAAAGACGGCACTCGTGAAGAGGTGATCCAGAAGTATGCTGACTGGATTAAAACGCAGCCCGATTTAATTGCGGATCTTCCAGAATTGCGCGGACAAATATTAGGATGCTGGTGTACTCCTGAGGCATGCCATGGGGAAGTACTTGACTATATGGCTAATGATCCGACCCTTCTACCTGCGGGCACTCAGATACCGGTTGGCTTCGGGTATGCCACGATATTGCCTGATTTTGACTTCGAAACATACAGCGAGGCGGGCTATGTGCTCGACCCCGTGACAGGTAAAGTGCGCGGTATTGGCCCGCAAGGCAAAGGCGGCCTTCCTGTTGTCGGCACGCCTGTTTATGCTGAGCATCCGAGTACTGAGATACTCTGCCTATATTATGATTTAAAAGACGGTCAAGGCCGTCGTGCCTGGTATCCAGGTACGCCAGAGCCTACCGACTTATTGCAACATATCGCCGCTGGCAGCCCTATCGAGGCACACAATATAACGTTTGAATTCTGGATCTGGAACATAATCTGCGTCCGTCGATACGGTTGGCCGGCTCTTATACTCGAGCAGTGTCATTGCTCAATGGCTAAGGCCAGGCGGTTTGCGCTACCCGGTGCACTTGGCAATCTGGCTGGTGTTCTCGGCACGGCACAAAAAGACAAGCACGGTACCACTCTCATACAGCAATTATCTCGCCCGAACAATACAACAAAAAATCGGCAGTATTTCCGCCGTACGCCGGTTACCGACTGGGATTTATTCTGTGAGTTGTATGCTTATTGCGATCAGGATATCGTAGCCGAGGCCGGCGTATCTGCCCGTATGCCCGATTTAACTCCCTATGAGCGCCGGACATGGGAAGTTGATCAGACTATCAATGTACGCGGCGTGCAGGTCGATATAGACGCCCTGGATGCCTGCATCGACGTCATGCGCCAAGCTGAAACACGATATACCAATGAATTGGGCGTGATTACCGGCGGGGCGGTCAACTCTGTATCGGAAGTTGCTAAAATCGTGGGCTGGTTAAATGATCAAGGCCTGCACATACCTAATATGCAAGCCGACACCGTAAAGGAATACCTCGCCCGTGAGGATGTCAACCCCCCCTGCCGCCGAGTCTTGGAGATACGGGCTATCCTTGGCGGCGCTAATGTTAAGAAGTTGTATACCCTTAAGCGCTCCGTCAGCAGTGACGGCCGACTCCGTGATCAGTATATGTACTGCGGGGCTGACAGGACAGGCCGCTGGTCTGCCGGTGGTGTACAACTCCAGAACCTGACGAGTAAAGGCCCGAAATCAAAGACATGCAATGTCTGCGGGCGGATTGTTGGTAAGATCGCAATATGCTGTCCTGACTGCGGAGCTGGCGATCATCACTTTACTGAGCGCAAGGACTGGACGGTCGAGGCCGTCGAATGGGCTATTAAGGATATACTGACCCGTGATCTTGATCATATTATTACCATCTGGGGTGATCCTGCTGACGTATTAGCAGGCTGTCTGCGTGGTCTATTGGTCGCTAAGCTTGGCCACGACTTAGTCTGTGCCGACTTCTCAGCCATTGAGGCGGTAGTTGCTGCATGCGTATCTCGCTGTCAGTGGCGGATCGACATATTTTCGAGTCATGCCAAGATTTACGAGGCGAGCGCAGCCAAAGCGACCGGCATACCATTCGAGGAGATCCTGCAATATAAAAAAGACAACGGCCAACACCACCCTGCTCGTAAGACAATCGGCAAAGTACGCGAACTGGCTGGCGGCTATGGTGGCTGGATCAATGCCTGGAAGAACTTCGGCGCTGATAAATTCATGACAGACGACGAAATCAAAGCTGACGTCCTCAAGTGGCGCGAAGAATCCCCCGAGATCGTTGAGATGTGGGGTGGTCAGTTTAAATGGTGCGGTCCAGGTAAATGGGACTATAGGCCTGAACTGTTCGGTCTTGAGGGCGCTGTCATTCAAGCCATACTTACACCAGGTCAATGGTTCGGCCATATCGATATTGGTTATATTGTACGGGACGATGTTCTGTTCTGTCGTTTGCCCTCCGGTCGATATCTGCATTACCACCGTCCGAAACTGGTGCCTGCCCAGGATAAATTGAATCGCGGCCCCGCCTGGTCAATTACTTTCGAGGGGTTCAACACTGACACCACCAAAGGCCCGAGAGGCTGGCTCGTCATGGAGACATATGGGGGCCGGTTATTCGAGAATGCCGTCCAGGCTATCGCAGCCGATATACAGGCTGAGGGATTGGTCAGATTAGAAGACAATGGCTACCCCGTCGTAATGCACACACATGACGAGGGCGTCAGTGAGCTGCCAGAAGATCAGGGTAGCGTGGAAGAAATGGAGGCTATTATGGCACAGCGCCCCGAGTGGGCAACGTGGTGGCCTATCAGAGCAGCGGGCTGGCGTCACCGCCGTTATCAGAAGGATTAATATGGCTAACGAGCACTATTTAGAAGGTGTCCGAGCTTGCCAGGCGTACTACTGCTCACAAGGTTTCTCGAATCTTACACGGCAGGTCAGGGCGGAAGATGCGATCAGGCTTTTCCTGCCTCCGGTAGCTGAGCAAATGACACCAATATCATCACCGCTGCCAAAGCCACGACGGGATTGGATCAAAGGGTTCAAGGAAGAACAAATCAATATATTAGAGCATAATAATACGCTGTTAGACAAAGAACCTGACAGATGATAGGGTTAATCCTGATTATTTCCTCAGGTTAGACTTTTGCCCCGGCCCCAATCCGGGGCTTTTTTTTTATTCCGTGGCTACTGAGTCGGCGTAGGTATAGCAGGCTTTGAGGGCTGTTCTGAGCCGGTCTGCCCTGGCAGCTTCCCGGACAAGAAAGTCTGAGTCCTGTCTTGAAAGCTCGGCCCCAGTGGCGCTCGTGCAGGCAATTCCGGTATTGTCGGACACGTGTCTGCGACTTGGACGGTTCCGCAACCTGACAAGATCACCATTGAGGCGAGAATTAATAGCAGCCATCTCATCATATTGTTCTTGTGCAATTTCATTGACTTTCTCCTGTTTTGCTTGTTCTTTATCGCGGGCTTTTTTTACGGCTATTCTTACTGTCTCAGCCATATCAGCACGAACTGAATCGGCACCGGCCTCAAAAACGAACCAAGTAGCCGCCCCCAGCATAGATAAAACGACAATAATTGCAATAATTTTACCCATTGTTAGGCTTACCCCTGATAAACAGCATCACACGCGACCAGACGGCGTCTATTATCGTTTTAATGGCGGGCCACACATAGTCAATAGCTACGCGGTGCACGCCCATTGAGACTGTAGAGACCGTGAGACCTGTTAATACAAAGTAGCCTACATGAATCTTATCGCCATACAAATAAACCCCGCCCAGAGCTAACAAAATGGCAATCGGGAAGGAAATAGCCCAGAGTTTCTGTATACGTTCTTTTTTCCCGCATTGGGTTAAAAACGACTTTTTAACATATTGCAATAAGATCGAGATAGTGAACATCATGGCAATATACATTTTCAATTCGATGGGCGTCATCTCCCAAAGATCAAGGATTGCCCGGTAGACATAACTCGTTGTCTGAATAACTTCCTGGACTTCTCCGTTAATCTTTGTCATTATTTTTGCGCTCCGAATCTCTGGCAGGCCGGTGCGAGCCTTCGCCAATTAAAATATGGAAGATATCGTCAATCCTTGTATGCACCTCAGATACGCTGTCCGTAACCTTAGAGACGTCGTCTTTTAGTTCTTTCTGACACAATGCCATGTCAGTATACACTTGTTCTATATGCTTTTTTATTTCGGCATCAGGCATATGCGACGCGACCACCTTATCCCAACGGTTAAGCGTTCTTTTCCCGAAGAAACCGAGTGTTGTTAATAGCCCTATTGTTACGAGGAACCACAGCTCTATGATGCCATTAAGTACGACATCACCCATACTTTTAAGTATCTCGAGGGCTGTACTTGGGTCAGCCATCAGTCGCGACCCGCCGCAGCAGATACACCCGCGATCATGTCGTACAGTATCTCCCAGGGGAAATGATCACCAGGATCGACTTTCTTTGCGACTTTTTTCGCCTTAGCCTTATCAGGGTACCGTGCAATCCAGTCAGCTCGCACCTTATCGTGGCCCTGGACCCATTCAGATGTGAATCGATGCTCGGTCATATCTTGCGCTAGTGCTGTGCCGAGGGTGAGGATCTGCTCGTCAGTATACGGCCAATCTGTGCCTCCGACTAATTCGTAGCCTTTCGTAAAGCTATTGCACCCGTCGCGGCCATTCATACGTGAATAGCCTGCATGATACGCCTTATGAAGGTCAGGTACGAGTTCGATTTCTGTGCCGTCACGTTCAATCAGAGAATGCGCTGACAATTTATAGTCCTCGAATATGCTGATTATGGCTTCACGATTGAAAGGATCGTCAGGCAGTATGTTCTGTGCACTGATAAAATGAACCAGCGCACCATCTACTGACAAGATTTTACTGGAAGAATAGCAGCGCGCTGGTAGATGACGTACGAGAGTCGTCATAATTTAGCTCTATACGCTGTTACCGCCGCCTGCTTAAATTTGCCCTTACCGTTCGGATCAGAGAAGGCGGCCTGTAACTCCACACTGTTATCCCATAATATGTCCATAAGAGCGGCAAAGGCTTTTTTAGGTTCTGCTAATTCATTAGCCGCTATATCTTTTCCCGCATCCAGATCAGCTGTGGAGACAGGATCATAGTCGGAGCCGTTCCAAATTTGACGAGCGTCGCCGGGGGCTTTTGGTACTTCTTGAGCATCGGCAGGAATATCGGGATGGTCCAGCTCGTTACCTTCATTATCTAAAGGCATCTCGAAAGTACCAATAAATTTACCTTTACTATCTACATAGTGCTTCATGCCCACCCCCTCACAATTAATTTCCAATTAGCATCTGTTATGATGAAAGCTACGCCGGTAGTTTTATCAAATATAAACCAGAGTCCAGCAGCCCCGCCGTATCGTATGTTTATGTTTGTTGCATCAGGTACAATAGACGCGCCACGAGAGCCTGTACCGACAATATCACCGTTATACCCGATAACAACTTCATCGCCAATAGAATAGTCTCCTTCCGCTGTTTTACATATAAGACGTAATTGAATTAATGATGGGGGGGCCGGTAGCCCGTGTGCTAAAATCAAAGCCCCCGCAACTGTTAAAGTTTGTTCTGCACTTATAAAGGGCGCTCCCTTTAGCTCAAGATGAGCAGACGGTGCCGCTCGATATATTAATGTCTCGGGCTTTCCTGAAACAATTTGGCCCGCAACAGGATCAGACACACCGCCCTGTATCTTAATATTTAACACGCCAAGCCCCGCAGGATTTGCAGTAGACGCACCTGTATTCGTATTAGCCGGAATAAAATTAAATTCTAAGCCATCAAATAAAGTCTGAGGGGCTTGCTGATTAGCTTGTATGTCAAGGATATACGCGTCAGCTGCACCACTATCGTCGTAGTTAAAAGCACGGCCTGATGCTAACTCGACGATCATTTGCATATATTGTGATACGAGGGCGGTATCAGGTACGCCACTTGCCGCTTGCCCACCAGCTCTCAGTAATGCTTGCTCAAGCCCGAAGCGGTCGTTAAGTTGATCTTTTTCAAGTGGGTAGCCGTCAAGAGCACCGGGGGCAGAAGAATTAACAGCTTCCCCCTCAGGGTACGCAGCTGTAGCCGGTAACGTACCGACAGGGTATTTAGCATTTTGGTCTAAAGCCATGAGAATAGCCTCCTATTAGCTGTATATTACCATCATAACCGCCCACGTATGCAATGGTTTTAAACGTAGGACAGTTTGTTCAAGTTCTATTTTACGCAATGCGGGCACTTGTGCCACTTCAATCGTGATAAGTTCACCTGATCCGCCGAAAGTTGCAGGACCTCCAACAAAAAATATGAGGGGCCAAGTCGCCGGATCTGCTGGGATATCGTAATCTATCGGTACGTCTGTAAACCCTGCTTGTTCTGCCACTGCACCCGGCTCGCCTGCAAATGCTTCATCGCCGCCCGCAACAATGAGCCATACGGGTATAGTACGGATTGCATCGCCGTTTACTAACACTACCGCGATAAAGACTTCCGCCACTGCACTTGGCTCGCCTGCAAAAGACTCAAGCCCACCAGCAACGGTCGCAAACTTTGTCGCAAATTGTCGAGGATCAACGGCCGGATCATTCGAGTAAACAAATAAATCAAAGCCAGCCGCCTGCAATTCTCGCTCCATACGGTCGCGTGTACCTGCGGCCTGCTCGGCATTTATTCTAGCTGCTAATCGTGACCGACGCACAGCATCAGTCAATGTCGGATCGGGAACAACCCCGAAATCAATCTCTAATTCCTCAAGCTGGCCTGTCAGCTCTGGATTGCGAACATTTGCGAGTGTTGTCAGGTTAGTGCGTACTGATTCCAAAGAATCGCCGATCCCTAAGAGCAGGCCTTCCATACCGCCGCCGATTTTTTGCGTCCAGGCAGATCCTCTCGGCCAGACTGCATCAATGGCTTTCTTTAAGAGAGGATTAGGCATAAGTTATTGGGCCTGTCTTAACTAGTTCACCTGGGCGTAGCTGGTACCTTGTTTCTAATAATAAAACATCGAAGCCAAATCGTACGGTAGTCGCTGATCCGCCTGTCGCACGGAGTGCATCATCCACCACGCCGCCTATTGACGCCACGCTTAGTGTGTCATTTCTATCACCTTCAAAGTCTAAACCACCAACAAACATCAACACATTAGCAAAATACAGGTCGAGCGCATCCTCGATGTCTTGCTTGGCCTGCACCTCTTTTGACGGATCGACAAGTAAATTCTGAACCTCTATGAAGACTGATAAACGAGTGATTGATTCTACGAAGAGGGTCTCATCCGTTAGGCCTAGCGGCTGACGCTCAAAGCCCGTCTCAGGATCAGTCGTGATTGAGTCTCGTACATCATCGAGAAGGGCAGGCGGTGCAATGCCGTCAGGATCAATAGATGTTTGAGCCTCCACATATACTGTGCGCTCTGGGGGTTCAGATGTAACACCGGAACCGATAGGCTGACCGGCGTACGGATATGCACGCCGCACACCTTCGGTTTCTTCCGACCAAATCCGGTAGTCTGCAGCATTACCGCCGCCAGTAGTCACTCGCTGGGCAGTTAACACCCGCGATCTATATGTTTCCTGTTCTTCCTCATCGGCACCGGTTGTCGTTGTTCCGGTCACAGTGGCTGTAGTTGCAGCACCTGAGATCTGCGCGCTAATTGATAACGTCTCACCATTATTAAGATTGCCGACTGCGCCTGTCTCTTCACAGGTGAGCGATAAGGTAGCAACGCCAGCAGCGATCACAACATCGGCCGCAGCAAAATACCGCAAGCCGTTAGATGCTGCGACCCATGAAATGGTTGAAGGTATATTGATGCCGTTAGTGCCGGTTACGTCCGCAGTCACAACAGCTGCTATGGCTTTCTTTTTGACAATGCTGCGATCTGCTCCAATATTATCAAGATCTTCGTCTGTGGCTGTCAGAGCTAACGATTGCCTCGCCCTCTCAGCACCAAATTTATATAGACCCGTAATGACAAGCGAAACTGACCCAGCAATCACACGGTTAAAAGCTCGCGCTAATAGTGGGGAGATCTGATTGATACGGGCTTCGATATTTGCCAGTAATTGATCGAAAGATTCTTGCGTCGTTGGTATCTGGAAGGACATTATAGCCTCTCATTCGCTGGGTTGTTTGCTTGGTTGATCCAGTTGAGCCCTTCACGGGTCACTAAAAGCTCCCCAACATCTTGACCTGGTGGTGTGCGTCTGATAACAACGGCTAAACTTGAGCCCGCAGGATTGACCACAGACACCGTGATACTCTCCGTCTTTGCATTAGGTGAAGCCAGTGCCAAGCGTGCCGAGTTCTCAATAGTTGCCAATTTAGACAGCGTTATCGAGCCTGTGGCTTGCTCTTCAAAATCAGAACCTATCTGCTGATCGTCTTCTAACAGTACGTTACCTGGCCAGCCAGGCTCTGTGAATAGCGCTATTAAATCATTATTCTCAAGGCCTGCATCCATAACAGGCTGACCGTCACGGTATACAAGATTTGCGCCGTCTTTATCGATTACAATACGGGGATCGCCATCATAATTATCTGTCATGACGGCATCTCGATAGTGTCGACTTTGGCACCTGATACATCCGCCGTGGAGGGGGTTGGTACGACTTCGCCAGAAAAGTGGCCAGCATGACTATCAAAATCTGATTTTAATTGATTGAAAGCCGTCTCTAACGCATTGAAACGCACAGCAAAATCCCCGGTACCGTTAAGCTCCAGCTGCCCATCGGTGCGCCAATATATTGTCGCTTTACGTGCGCCGCCATCTTGTGAGTATACGCGCCGCTCGCCCACATTTATGTCAGGCGGGATCAAGTCGTCGGCTGCTAAAGCAACAACCCACGCGGGGCCAATTTGTACAAGTAGGACTTGTGCATCATCAGGCGGACTGGCTTCGTCGCCTGCATGAGTCATCAGTTCGACTGTCTGTACGTCATCAGGTCCCGAAATTTCAACTTGCAGCAGTATGACGTCACCTTCACCGTTACGGTTGGGTTTTATTTCTCGTCCTCGAACTGTGCCGATCCTAATTGTCATTTTGGTAGTCTACTCGCTGAGCCAAGGTTCTACAATATCCGCGCCCGTGTATACCCCCGGCGGTACGAGATTAAGTGTTGTACCTTCACCGCCTGGCGCTTGGACCATTTCAGTGGAACGGATCAACATCTCGAATCCGTCAGGCATAAAGAGCGTCGGGGAGATAAGCGTCACAGTTTGCCCCGGTGCCCATTCTTTGCCATTGGGTGCTTTAAACCCCTCGGCTTGTATTGGGATAGTCAGAGCGTCTGCTAATGCCTTAGTTTTGCGCCAGTCAGCTGCCTGCTGAGCCTCACCAGTTGTCGTGTCATTTCCTGAGAAAGTCATGAAGCGAGTCACGGGAACGGCTTTATCAACAGCCGTCGCATTGGTTGAGGGGTCGCCAGGTGTCTGACTTAAAAATATATAAGCATTAAAACGCGCACGGCCGTCAAAGCCCGCCTCAAATCCTGAAAACCCGGGCGTGCCCTCCTCAATAGTGCCAACAGACTCCCCCTCGCCCGTCACTTTAAATATGCGGAGAGCCCCGTCAGGATCTGAATTGATAAGCGCGCCACGTTGAGATGATAGCTCGAGAAGATGATCGCCCGCCCGTTGTGCCGAGGTTGCGGTCACACGATCAAATTTCCCGTCAGTTTCAAGATCTGATTCTACTTTCAGATTAAACGGGGCTGCCACTTCTTTGACCCGTTGGCTGAGTGTCACATTATTGGACTCATAAGGTGCCTTGAGCGTTGAATCAATTAAATCCGCTGCAAACGACCACCCCTCGAGGTTTAATTCACTGCGTCCGCCAAGACCGGGAGCCGTTCCGTATACTCTGCCCGCAATAGCTAAAGTACTATTAATAAACACACTTGCATCGGCATAGCGATATGGACGGATCAAAGCGTCAAGCGCGGGGTCGTCACCTAACTGCCATGCGATAGTCGCTGTCCAGCCATTAGCTATTGAGTCTAAGGATCGCATGATCCTCATATTCTCTGTTGGTATTTCACGGCCGCCTATGAATAGGCCTAGACCGTCAGTGCTCGGCGTGAAAGCTGTCAAATCCTCATCAGGCGGAAGGATAAGCACAACACCAGGGGAGACAATGATCGACGGGTTAGCCCGTATTATTTCTGCAGATCGACCAGCATCACCGTACGCAGTGGCCGCAATACGTTCAATAGTGTCACCGTTTTGGACAGTATATTGCGTGCCCGGTGTCGGCTTAGACATATACTACGACCTCACGTCCTGCAGGCAGCAATAAAATATCATTAGCTTTTAATTCATTTGATGTTATGAATAGGTCAAAATTGCTGTCCTCGTCTCCGAGTTCGCCATATTCTGTGATGGTAATCTCGATAGGCGCACGCTCTCTGTCAAGCGTGAAGCGTTTTTCAATAGCCAGGTTAAACGACGCCTCAAGCAGATATCGAGTAGCGCCTGCGGTAATCTGTGCAGATTCCACAAAGCTAGTGGACTGACTAAAATATTGTTGATCAACTCTTAGTGTCTCAAATTGGTTTTGTGCCACATCCAGTGAATCGGTAATTGTTTGAAACTGTAACGATAGCAAGTCAGCGGCTTCCAAAGCCTGTGCCCGTGTATCCAGCGTATTTGCCGAGCTAACTAATGCCATGGATGAATTGGCTGATGTCAGGAAGATCTCACGGATTGCCAGTATGTTGAGATAATTCTGATCAGCCTCTTCATCTGGTAAGACTGAGATCTGATCAATAAAATCAGCGAACGGCTTCAAAGTTTGAAGCATATCTCCAGTAACTTTTGAAGGTGTGCGCATAACTGCCTGGATCTGGCCGCCTAAAACTGTCAAATCGAGCGGCGTGGTGCTCAAAGTATCTGCTATGCCGCGACGGATCCCAGCTGCCTCAGCAGCGAGACCGCCAGAGGTTTCTAATAGTGACGCAACTGTCTTGTCATACACTGAGAGCGTTGTCTCGGTGGCATTCTTTATCGCATTAACTTCCTCGACTGATTGCTGATCAGCCACTATAGTCATTTGAGAGAGCGCGACATCGTCTATATTTCGGGACTGACTACGAATAAAAGCTGCCAGTTGTGCGGTCGAAACAACTGAGGCCGGTGAGACGGGCTGCAGCCATTCTGTGTCAAATACGGTGATACTGCCTGATTCAGTCGGCTCTATGTTTTCAGTGACAGTCAAAGGCTGCAAAGTCAACATACCTTTAGTCGGATGCTGTATTTGCCATGTTCCGCGTGCCGTGAATGCATCAAAAAACCGCGAGGATTCGAGGTCATTATCAGGCCCATCGAAGTGTAATTTAAGTGGGTAACGTGTACCTGCCAGGCCTAAATCTTGAAGGACTGCGCCGTCAAATTTTGGATAGGTAAAAATACCGAGTTTTTTCTGGACAGATCGGGAATTGCCGATCCATTTTGCCGAAAAGACCTCGCCATCAGGCGATGTCAGCTTAATTGTTCCTTGAACTCTATCTGACCAGCTCACGGGTTAGCACCCGCTAACTCTATGCGGACAGGTGGCGCTCCTTTTGTTTCACCGGATACCGTCGATCCTTCTGGCGCGCCTGCGATATTTAACTGGCCATTAAATTGCACTTGTTGAGCGGCTATGTTTGCGGTGTTAGGTGCCTGACGTGTAGCTATATCAACAGTCTTTTTGACTTCCACCTCGTCGTCACCGAAAAAGTTAGCAACAGCATCAAAAATACCAAAACCACTTTTAAATGCTTTGACAACAGCGTCCCAGTTATCAAACAGCAGTACAAGGCCGGCAACGAGCAGGCCAACCGCCGCAGCCACTAATCCGATAGGGTTTGCCATCATAACGATATTAAGTAGGCCTTGTGCAATTCCAACGGTTCTCAATGCCGCAGCAAAAGCTAAGAAAGTCTTAATTTTTGAGGCCAAAGCAAAGGCAATAAAAACAGCATTATAGGTAACAAAAGCTGCTGCTATACCGAGAATAACCCCTCTGAACGGCCGCAATGTATCTAAAAGACTGTTAAAACTGGCGATCATTGCGGGGATATTTATACCCCGTACGAACTCGGTCAGACTGGTAATAGCCGGCCCGATCTTATTTTTGAATGTATCAAAGAATTGAAACCCTAACTCGATCAATGCTGAGTTGAGTCCTTTAAGTTGATTCCCAATAGACTGACGGATAATATCGGCCATTGTTTTGGATGCGCCGGCTGAGTCAATCAGACTATCACGGTATACCCGTAATTCTTTCGTACCTTTTTGTAAGAGTATGTTAACGCCTCCGACTGCTCGTGCACCAAAAACTTCGGCAAGAGCGGCTGACTTATCGACGGTGCCGTTCATTTTCTTAAGACCTGTTTCGAAATCAGCAAGAATGTCAATGATATCCCTGAAATTTCCGTCCCCGTCTTTTATTTTAACCCCTAATTTATCTATAACTTTAGTAGCGGCGGGGGTGGCATTTGAAAGTCGAAGCATTACGTTCCTAAGGACTGTGCCCGCTCTGCCCCCTTTAATGGTTGAATCGGCCATCACGCCGGCTAATGCTGAAAACGTCTCCATACTTTGCCCGGTCGCAGTGAACTGGACGCCGCCCTCAGATACCGCCTCAAAGAGTTGCTCCATGTTCGTATTGGCTGTGGTGGTTGCTTTTGCAAATACGTCGTTGACACGGGCTAAGTTTAAGGTCAACTGAGCCGTGTCTTTGGTCATGAGGCCGAAAGCACCCAGAGAATCAGACGCGATGTCTGTCGCTCGGGCTAGATCTACCTTTCCGGCAGTAGCGAGATCAACTACGCCAGGGAGTGCAGACATTGCTTGTTCCGCATTAAAACCTGCCACAGCTAGGAACTCAAGACCACTTGCGGCTTGTGTTGCTGAGAATTCAGTCGACGCACCGACATCTCGTGCTGTCTGCTTTAGAGCTTCGAGAGTTTTAATACCTTCTTGGGTGTTAAGGTTTAGCCCTTTAAATTTAGCCGACGCTGAAACGATAGCAGCATCGTAGTCAATAAATTCTGTAGTAACGGCCCGCAGGCCATCTCGGAGTGCACGCAGGCCGCCCCTGATCACATCAGTGACAAGAATGCCTTTGACGATATCGCCGAACCGTGAACCGGATCGGGATGCTTTGCGGAAAGCCTTGTCAGCGTTATCGCCAAAAAAGCCCGCCTGCTTCCCCATCTTACCGAAAACAGCAGAGACCCCATCTTTAGCTTTGAATACCGTTGATACTGCAAAACTAGGCATTACCGTTTTTCTCCGTTACTGACTTTTCTGCAGCATTATAAATATCATGCCACCCGGACCAATACTTTAGACTGCGATAGCCCATTGTTTCAATCTCAGACGGCGAACCGCCACGAAAAAAGATATTGCCCATCCATTGATCGACGCGCTGGATTACGCTAGAAGAAAAACAGTACCGAGGCACTCCACTACGGACAGATCATGGCTTTTTAACTGAGTGACTCCCGCCTCACCTACCCCGCATAGTGACCCCATAAGCGCATAAGCTTTACCGTAACTATCGTTCTCGCCCTTATTACCCATAGCGACTTTGGCTTTGCCATCAATTTCACGGTACACCAGCTGCTCACCATTACGGGTGTTCTGAACAACTGTAATGACATTATTGCTGTTAACGCCTATTTCAATGCGCCCTAAGCGAACAGATTTAAGTAGTTTTAAATCAGTAGCTTTCAGGGCGTTGCCCTGCTCTTTGGGCAGTTCGTCAAAATCAATCTCATAGTACGCATAAAGCATATCAAGCTGTGCTCTTGCGGCATCGCTTCCGATTTTAAACTTAGAATCTGCAAGTTTTGTGACTTTATCTACCATATCGTTCTCCAGTAATTAATTGTGATTATTCTACTAAGAAAGGCTGCCACCCTTGATCTGGGATCAAAGTAACGTCGCGGCGATTTTCTTCTGTCTCACGGTTATCAAGATTGATCTGGCCAACAGCACGATAGACATCGCCGCTGCCCAATTCATAGGACATAGGGAAATTGATCGTGCGCTTAGATAACCCCAATAACAGCTCGTTTTGAGAAGATGTTACAATCAAAGTCACACTTTCAACCTGTTCAGTTTGAAGTGTTTTTTTCATCATAACGCCACCTGTGTGCCGCACACCTTCGGTAAGTACGGGCGGCGTTTGTGCAAGGTTCGCATCAAAAGCAGCATTAAATGTAACGCCATCAAGCGTCACCCGGCGAATTGTTCCTGATACAGACATAATCCTGTCTCCTTATGAAAGGGCTGCAGCGATTGAAGTATCAAACTCGACTACAGTGTCAAGGATGCCGCCTTCGCCAGAATAAACAAGCTTTAACAATGAGTCGAACCCCGTACCGCCCGCTCGAATAGTTACCGATCCAGCATCTTGTAGCGCGTCAATAGTAAATGACGAACTAAAGATCCAGGCCCGATCCTCAAAATCCAACGCTAACGCAACCAGGTCGTCAAGGACGCTGCTAATATCTCGCGCTTTCACTTTACTAGTCGCATTACCGACACGGTTCACATCCGAGACAATGCTGATACCTTGCCATTTAGCCTGCTCAAAATTAAGGCGGACAGAATTAAGTACGTTCTGCGTGATCGAGATATTCCGCATTGACCGATAGCCGTTTGAAGCCACGGGCACTGAGTCCGGCCGGTAGAAAGTAACCATATTTTGCAGAACTACTGCGCCAGTTTTGATACTGGTAGGACTGACGCCGCTCTTAACAGCAAGATCACGATCATCATAATCAGCTGTCCATTGGTCTACTGCATCACCAGGCCACACACCTGCAAGAACGATATCAGTGTACGACTCTTCTGCGCGGATATTGTTAATACGTGCCAAATGGCCGATAGCTTGTGCCGCAATTTCAGAAGGGTGGCTCGCTGAGCCCGGTACTGCCAGAACACCATTAGCCCGATCTGTTTTACGTGCATCGGTAATGACGATAAGTGCTGTAAGCGCCGCAGATCCTACCGCTGTGTCGCCTGTAAGCGCACGGAAAGGGCGGGCTACTGTTTTAGCATATAAGCCTGTAAAGTCGTTACCTTCACCGACATAAGTTGAGATTGCTGAGAGTGTTGTCGCATCTTGACCATATCCGTGAGTAAAATCAGTAATGCCCAACTCGTTCGCAACATCGCCTGTGCCCAGGCCATTATCAAGCGCATCAGCCATAGTGGGAACACCTGCACCCAAAGCCATATCAACTGTAACAACCGACACGCCGCCTGGCAGTTCTTCCGCAGTGCCAAGATTAAACTCGACGGTTATGTCGTTACCGTACGGGCCTTTACTTTTAGCCGTATAATTAACCTGTGAAAGGATTGTGCCGTCAACCACTGCCGTCACTGGGAAACCTGAGTCACCAGCTGCGATAGCTGCCACAACTAAGCCCGCAATATCGTCAGCTGTAGTTGCTACTGTAGCGATCTCCGCCGGAATGTCGATTGCAATGCGATCACCTGCAACATACAAATAGAGAACCCCCGCCACGACTGTGGTGACAGTAAAGTCCGTACTGCCGTCAGCAACAACTGCGCCGCCCGCTTCTGATTGCGGGATAACATATGTCTCGATATTTTGTGAGCCTTTGAATGCTTCACGGGCTAAACGGTGTGCCATGAAGCCAAAACCAAATTTAGCCCCCGCATCTTCCGCACTTACCACTTGAACGGGTACTTCGTCAATGACCGTTAAAATTGCAGGATCATAAGTCGCCACGATACCGATACGTCGTTGTAAGACGTTAGCTTGTGGTTGAAATTGCGTATTGCGCACACTTGCGCCGACCGCATTCGCTAGACTGTTCTCATCAAGTGCCATGTCGTGTCTCCTAATTATCGACGCGGACGCCGGTCTGTTCTACATCGTCGCCATCAATATCAACGACTGTGTCAAATTCAGTTGCCGGGGTACCTATCTCACCAAGGACTTGCTCTTCCATAGTGCAAGTCAATTGCGCGCTACCCGTTAGCATAACCACCTCGCCCTTAGGGACGGGATTGTCTTTATTAATCTGCCCAACCCATCGGCTCGATACTGCCCCGGCAATCAGCCCGAATAGTTCATTACGTGCGTCCATTATTACACCGTAAACGTCACTAAACAACTGATCAAAAATTCGGTCAACATCTCGCGCAGCGTCCTGGAATGTAGCCAATGCCGTAGCAAGTTGCCCCTCTGTGGCTAAATCATCTTGTAATGTTGCCAAGTCCCCTTTTGAGGGGGCCGTAACCGTAAATTCAAGACGGAATGTAGCCTCGTGCTTATTAGCATCTGCAATGCTGCCGCCGGACTGCGGGAAGTCACCCGAACCGTAAAACACAGCAACTGTCGGGACGATTCGCTCTTTGGCAGACGTCCCTTGTACTTGATACCCTATAACCTGGTACCGACCTGCGGCATCAGTATTAAGGACATTCTCTATCGCATCTCTGACTGCCTGGAATTGCATTAAACTTGCTCAGCCTTCTGTGGGTAGATACGAATAAAACCGAGGGAAGTGCCGCCTTCAAGTGGTCTCCCCTTAAAAATAAAGTCAACCAGCGGAGCCGTAGTAGACGGGCTCGTCGGCATCTTAATGCCCCATTTCTCACCGTCTGCCGGTACCCTTGCCAATGACGTGATGCGGAGGGTAATTATCGGGGTATTGATATAAACATCTTGACCGGTGTCAGGGTTAAACTCTTTCTTACCGTAAAGAACCTGGCCGACTAGCGGCTTGGTTGGATCATTGGCAGAGATATCGTACTTAACGCCATCCGGATCAATTAAAACTACAGGGAGCCCCCATTCACTTTCCAGGGACTCCCCGAGGTCTTTTTCCACCTGCTCTCGCAGATTGACAGCCATGAGATTTACTCAGCTGTCTCAGCTGCTATGGCCGCCTTGTCAGCTTCCATACGTAGACGTACCGCATTTTCAGCAAGTGCATCAACATTAGGAAGATCAACGATTAGACGTTCAAGATTACTCTGCGCATCTTTTAACGCGTTAGCTGTATCGACAGCCGCCTGCTTGACTTCATCAGTCGCACCGTCAGCTTTAGCTGCTTTCTGAGCTTTAGTGTTCAAGCCTTTTGCCGTAGAGGCGGCTTTTTTAGCTTCCTCGACTTCTTTCACTAAATCCGCAGAATCTGTGGCCGCTTCCCTTGCAAGTTCCTCAGCTTCATCAGCTGCATCGCTTGCATCAAGTGCTGCCGCGTCCAGATCAACAGGTTCGTCTTCTGGCTTGACAACTTCGTCGACAATCATGCCTTTTTTCCGTAAAGACGTGCGAGCTTTTGACTCCAATTCTTTTGGAATCGGCTTGCCTACCGCAATTTTGCGACGGCCGAGGGAGAGAACGCCGGGGCCTGCCCAGACCTCCCGAGTTTCTTTATTAGCCATAACTATCTACTCCTTAAGGCGTAGTTGTGATGGTGACGAAAGCATCAGTCATCGTAGTGGCAAAGATAGGCGCGGCCTGTGTACGGATTGTCAACGCTTTACTGTTGGCAGCCATGTACGCATCACTGTGAAACATGTTGGCCATGAGAGTGCCCGTGCCTTTAATACTGGCGGGCATTGGCGGCGCGTCCATATTAAAACCGAACATTTCACGATACCATGCTGCCTGTGCGGCTGTACGTGGTAGCACATCAGGTGGTCCGAAATAACGGTCACAACGAGCACCACTGAAAGCAACAATAGTTTTGTTGTCAGCTAAATACTCAGCTGCCGCACCCGCGCCATCAGTGTATACATCCAGGTAAGTGAACATCCACAACTCGAAGCCCTTAGGTGTACGAAGACGACCGCGAGGAATAAAGCCGCCGGCAACAAAGCGATCAAACTTCGCGGGTACCGGGTTGTTAGTCGATACCTGGATCAACTCAAAGCGACGGTTGTCCGCTTGGGTTTGAATCGCAGTATTTTTGACAACCGAGTCCATATCGACTTTGCTCAAGATCATCATATCCGCATTAACGTGGGCGTCGGCGCGAACGAGTTCGCACGCATCATCTACATCGCCAAGAATATCTGATGCGATATCTGACCAGGCGGTACCAACAGTCACAAAATGCGTAGCGGCACGTTTAAAGTCATAGATCAAATCAGTGTTGGTAGTACCGTCAATCGCTTTCATCGTACCTGTAATGACTGACTGTGCTGAAAGTTCCTCGAACTTGCGGCCAATACGGCGAACATGTTCAATATGGTGGTCAAAAGCCAGTATGCGTAAACGGTCATGGCGGGTCTGACCTGCATACGGGTTCTCACCTGCCACACGATTGATGAGTTGTAGCGAGTTGATGTCGCCTTCTTCTTCAATCAATGGGAACTGACGAGAGAAATTAGAATATTTCTGCTCTTTTGTGTTTTCCTGACCTGATAGAGAACGCGTTGCGCCACGACGGACCATAGCTGCTAGTTTCTCATTACCACGGATAATGTCGATATCGACGGTACCCGCATCAGGTGCGAAAATTGTGCGTGCTCCAGTTTCAGGTCGGCCAAAAAACGCGGCAAAGCCACCGGGTACACCGATAGTGTCGCGATCATCGAACAGGTTAACCATGAAGCGGGAGAACTGATCAACTGCTTGAGGTGTAGACATCAGATTTGTGCTCCTTTAAGCGTTTTCAAAGCTAGAGATATCGACAGTCTCTTCAGTGAAGATCCCGCGATTCGCCAGGTGGTCGCGTACAGTACGCAGGTCAGTGGTGCCGACAGTGATCACTGTATCGAGAGTTTTAGCATTCTCGATGACAATTTGATCGACATCTACTGTCACGTCTTTACCGACTAAAATAAATACGTCGGGAATATCGCCGGCCACGATATCTGCGCCGGCAATTGAATCACCGATGTAGATACCTTGTGGGATTGCTGAGCCGTCGACAGCTGCTTCGTCTGTAAACGGCACCCATTTCTGGGATGCAGCAATTTTAGCCATAAGTGTGAACGGTTCTAACGCTACCGCTCCACGGCCGGCATCCTGTAGAATGACCTGATCATCGCGTGAGAGGCCTACACCGCTCAAGATGAAAGGAATGTTTGCATTATTGCTACTATTTTGCACGCCCATGACTTAACCCTCCAGTCCGCGAGACTTACGTACGGCTTCTACTTGCGCGTCAAAGTCTTCATTAGTTTCAGCCACACCTTTATCATTACCTTGTGCGTGCTCTTGAGCAGAAGTATCCCCTTGATCACCACTTTCGCCGCCAGCATCTGAGCTTGCAGTGTGCTCAGTAACCGCATCAACCGCCGCAACAGCCGCAGTCAATGCTGATCCTTCAACCTCACCGGCTACTACGCGCACAGCTAAGGCTGTGATCGCTGCCGGATATTTAGAATCAGCTGATAAAAACGGGCTGGCCGCTTTGATGCGCGCTTCGACCGCTTTCTGGCCTTCGCTTACACCTTTTTCTTGTGCGGATTTAATCGCGGCGTCATGTTCTGCCTGAGCGCCAGGGTTCTCCGCTAATAGTTGCTTAAGACTCATAGTCTTGCTCTCCTGTATTGATGAATTTGCGGACCCCTGAGCGCCCTTTTGTTTTAACCCTGACGGGTTAGAATTCTGTTTATCAGATACGTCCAGATCGTTCTCTGCATCCTCGACAACAGACTCGGCTATTTCAAAACCTTCTGCTATTCGGTCAATTAGTCCGACAGATATCGCGTCTGGGCGCGTACTATCGGGATCTTGAGCGACTAATAGGCCCCCCTTTCCGAAGTCATCCAGTACGGTCTGCTCTGTTATACCACGACCTTCGGCTATACGTGCAATAAAAATACGCTCTACAGCATCAGCCTGGCGTTGCAATTCATCACGGCCGTCTTTAGTGTCAACGCCTGCCGCTTTATTAGGAGCATTACGGGATAATATTGTGACCCGCTTATACCCCCATTCTTTAAGGGCGGCAGTATCGTCATAGCCGACTATTTTCACACCGATAGAGCCTGTCTCTACTGTGGGGGACATAGCAATTATCTCATGAGCTGCCGAAGCGAGCCAAACACCCGCCGAGGCGATCATACCGTGATTTTCAAATACTACGCGCTTGACTTTCGCAAGTTCTACTATAGCTTGGCGGGTCTCGTCTACCAGTGTGACCGTGCCGCCTGGTGTGTTCGTTGGGAACCGTACTTCTGTGATCGAGGCGTCGCCTTTTACTTCCTGTACGGCATCAATTATATCCTGATAGCCCGTACCGCCAAATCCAAAGAAACGGCCAAGGGCGGAGGGACCTTTCGGTGAAAGTGGGCCGCTGATGCTGATACGCGCGATATTACCCTCAATCTCAAGTATAGACGGCAACGGCTGGCCGTCAAAACGATCAAAGGCCGCTTGTTGCTCTTCTGCCGTGGCATTCTCTATACGCTCTAAATAGCGGACAGTGAATTCCGGCTCTTGTGCGAGTATCATAGGCATAGTGCGATAGTAGCCCCTATGTTAGTAGCGTGCAAGCCTGTTGTAATTTTAGAATTATTCACCTTCTACGTGCCCCTGCATCTTAATTCTCAAAGTAGTGACCAGTTGCGGATCTTGTACTAAAAATTCCACAAAATCCCCTTGAGCTGGATCAAGTTTAATTACAACGCCTATTCTACTAAACGATCCACGACCATTCGTACCGTGTAGGCCGCCTCCTGCTTTATCACTATACACGACATCGAACATATCTAACTTAATGTCTCCGTTATTCTTCCAATTAGTGAAAGTGCCGTATTGTCCGTTGATATTTACTCGGATGACAATTCCGTTTGTTAAAGCTGCCTCACCGCCAAATTTTGAGTCATCGGCTGTTGTACTATGGGTCATATCAAATAACAATCTTGTTATATGCTCAATAAAACCGTTATGAGGACGGTATCTGTATACCACTGGCGCGGCTAAAGTAGCGCCTGCCGAATCTGTAGTCATATCAACTATAGCGACCGAAACATCCGATCCGTTTGCATAATCAAAATCAAGCGGATGATCGAGGGTTATTACCCCGCCGGCTGGCGCTATAGTAACTTGAGGGTGGATAGGTTCTTTAGTGTTACCTATCGGTCCCATATGGACGTATGCCCCGACTACAAAATCAGTCGTATCAACTACGGTAATTTGAGTGTCACCCTCAGAAGCGGCAGCAGCTAGTGTTGTGTTTGTTGTATGCCGGTGTACGTAATCATTTACAACGATATTGTGAACATCTGCAACATGCACATTTATTGCACCCCGTAGGGTCTTATAAGGCCCGCCGCCGTCACCTATAATGCTGTGCGCCTGATTATTCATGATAAGGACACCAATACTTCGCCATCGTCATCTATAGCCCGGATATATACGTCAATTGGAAAAGACGAGGAAATAACAGCTAGCGGCTCGAAAGGTACCGCATCGTCAAGATTTACCGGCACAGGATCGTCCGCCATGCGATATGTATGCACATACCTACCTGGTGTCCTGTCTTTAATGTGAACCGTGCCCGTATTGACGGCGCTCGCTACTAGCGTCCAGATATCTGCCGGACAATCAACTGTAATCGGATTAGCCGCGATTTTTCTCCCAGGGCATGCCCTTTCGTTCTTGGAGCTCTCGAGCCAGCTTACTACGATTCGCCTTGCCGTTACTGCCGTTAGTCTCACGGGCAACACGATCAAAGGTGGTCGCATTGATCTCTAAGTTCATTTTATTCGCTTTGGCAGACTTCACATCGTCAATGTTCGGAATAGGGCTTGCGACTAAATCATGGCTTAACCATGCCGCGCGGAGTCTCGGATCAGTCCAGCCGGGTGCTGTCTCTCTGCCCGCTGCGATTTCTTCTGATAGCCATGACTCGTATAGCGGTGTCATAAAGTCCGCATCCATCTCATGACGCCAGATCCAAGCCACCCGCCAGAATAAAATCAACGTACCGCGACTGGCTGAGTAGTTACTGTTAAATTTCATGAGCAATACTTCCAGCGGCATGGACATTGAGGCTGATAAGTGTGAAGTGAATGAATCGACAAACGCGTCAAAAGTGTCCGCCGGTGCCGTATTCGGGAACGGCTTGAGTTCTTCACCTTCGGTCAAATTAAACACCCCCACAGACCCCGGCACACCGACAGTGGCCTCAGGTATGGGGTAGTATTCTACAGGCGTCGTGTCAACATTCTGCGCATTCTCTGCCGGTATTGGCTCACTGCCGAATTGGGTAGACGCGGGACCCGCGCGCCCTGTTAAGTCTTCAAGTGGATTAGATGCAGCATTATCATCACTCGGCTTCACATACATGGTGATATTAGACTGATTAATCGCTTTTTTAATCGTGGCCAGTGAAAAATCTGTCAAATTCTGGAATTCCTGCAGTGCGTGGGCTAATCGGGAATACCCGCGACCCTGTGACGCATATTCCGGCGAAAAACCGTGCAGCATCATGCGGCGGCCTGATTTTGGCCCCCGTGCAGGTATTGTCACATTATCAAATTGGCCGAGGCTGCCTTTCTTTTTGAGCCAAACTTTATATCCAGTCTCGCGGCCAGCATTATCACGGACTATGCCATCACTCATATCGCCGCCATTAAAACCGGCTGATGATGTGAACGCATCACCACGAATCTGTGAGGGGTCTAAAAAACTAAATTGTAGTTTGCTCTGTAAACGTACACTGCCGTTATAGTGCAGGCGTGTAAATATATCGTTATCACGTTGTTGGGATATCTGATAGAGCCTTTGTGCCTGGTACCCCGTCATACTCTCTGCACGATGGCAGTCTTTTGAGGCCAACCACAGATCATACCGGTTTCCGATGCGTTCTGCCCAGCTTTCGGCTTCTTCTAGCGAGATGCCGAGTAATGACGCATCCGGCGTCGGCTGGATCTTAATACCGGTGTCGACAACGATGTCAGCAAAACGATCAACTATCGCACGCGCTTGGGGGGTGTCGTGGTACGCCTTGCGGGCATTCATTCTCAGAATGTAGTGGTTTTGATAAACAATACTGCCGGAATGTGAAAGGCCTTGCTCCCACTTTGATCCGTCACCCGCATTGCCGTAAAATCCCCGTCCATAAGGATTATATCCGCCAATGTGAGTCACTTCTTTAGTCACGGGCATTTCTGCCACAGTAGGTGTGACTAAACTTTTAAGATACGATATGACTCCCATTAGCGACGTCTCAAGTTCATATTGACGATGCCTTTACCATTTAACCGGCGGCGTATATTATCAATCTCAGCTTGCAGTGAGTCGACTTGGTTTTTTATATCTTGTAGTTTGCGGCGTCTAGTTGTTTGCTCGCCTTCGGTTGAATCAAAGCGGTACATCTCGACATTATTAGCAAGTAACTCATCATAAGACGCCTCAGCTATTACCAGTGAGGCCTCACGCTTAGCAAGACGGTCCAGCAATCGAGTCCGAGTTGTTGAGTTAATACACGTCATTGGGCGAGTGTATGTCCTAAAGTGCCCGCTGTAAAGCATGCAATACTGTCAAACTATTGACCTGTTGGATCTGCATTGGCGAAGCGCCGTTCTGTTTCATAGTAGCACGAATATCAGCCACGCGCGCCTCCAGATAGACATCAGCGGCGCACATGGCGTACACCCTGCAATCCGTTGGCTCATTACGTTTGCCGCTGGGACAATGAAATGAGCCGTCAACTCGTTTCTCTTCTGCTGTTAGCCCTTTGAAATAGTCCTCTCGATAATCAACAGGGAAATCACAGAAGCCTGGACGCTGAGCATTATGATCCTCACGCCGGATCTTTAGATTCTTATATAGCAAGTTTTTATAAAAATTTGTCGATACCTCATAAAGCGTAGTGTCCGTGCCAATTTTTTGCGCCCTAAACCGTTTGAAGTTGGTCGACATCATCTCGTCGCCTTTTTCACCTTTGCGCTTTTTCAGTGTCTGGAAGCCTTTGCAGGGGTAAGTTGCCTGCCAGCCGGAGCAAAACCGATAGACGGTGTCAGTGTGCATGCCATCACCTGAATCAATGAAAATCAGCGAGGGCAGCATTTCTTGATCGTCTTTACGTTTGAATATAGTCCCGCCGGACTCTGCCCATTCCTGAAAGCTGGCCCAGGCACCGGCGGAGGGATCGTCAATCTCGCCCTCAAAGCGGAAATACCCTATTGACCAGGTGCGGTACCCAAGGCCATGGCCAAGGACTTCAAATTCTATCCGGGGTGGGTTCTCTTTGTCTTTTTTTGACCCACGCTGTACGTCAGCACCGATGGTCAGAAAGAGCACACCTTCCGGCACCGTTCCGCTGGTATAGGCACCTTTGAGCTCGATAACATTTTCAAGTTTCGGGCGCTGGCCAGTCTCGCGGTAGGGGAGGCCTAAATACAAATTAGTAAACGACCGCATGCCGTCTGGCGTTTCCTGGGCTTTCTCATATTTGTCGTAAAGTTCCAGCCAGGACATCATGCCGACGGGGGAATAGAGTGAATTTATATAATAACTGCGGCGAGCTTTCGTGTAGGTCTTGGCCGTTGGCTCCCATTCACCCCCCTGCAGCATTGCACCTTTATGGTAATTAAATACCGCCTCGTGGCAAAACTGACAAAGATAATATACATTAACAAGTCTGCCCGCCTCTTTATCTGGTCTTAATCCATGATTGGAGTCCTCGCTGCCAAGTTCTAACGGCTGTTTTTTACCACAATGGGGGCAAGGCACCATAAAATTGCGCTGATCACCAAGGGCGAACCGTTCATATATTACCGATGTCTCATATAGCGTCGGGGTTGAGAACGCCATGATCTTTTTACGCGCACCCCAGGCATTTGTCCGGCCTTCGGCCACATCGACCCAGGCACCTTCGCCGGTACGCAGCAAACGGGGTGCACCGTCAACTTCATCAAGTATTAGTATGCGTTTTGTGTCCGACCGTAACGACGAGGCGGATTGAGCCGAGGCCATATCCAAAGCACCGCCAACGTATTCTTTGGAAAATGTTCGATCACCTGATCGGCGAGTCTTTGCGCTGGCATCACTCTGGGCGTGGATCTTATGCCGAAAACCACAAGAATCGATCAAGGGATCCAGACGCTTTGTCGCCCATTTAAGGAGCAACCCCTCAGTTGCTGATACGTAAAGTACCTCAGCGGGGCTTGCATCCATCCAGTATGCAACCACATTTTCAGCCGCAGCTGTCAGACCTAATTGCGCACCCTTCATACAGTCAGTATTGATGACCGGCGAAAACGGCCCCATGTTATCCATGATCTCGACGGCGTAAGGTGTGCGGCTGTTTTCCCACAGACCTGGGAACGGTGTTGAAGGGGGCAGAACCCGCAGACCCTCCACATAATTCGATATTGTGGCCGGTGGCCGTTTTGTTGGTTTGAGTTTGTTTTCGCGCTTAAGGAAAGCGATCTCACTACTCATCGCTGGCACGCTCCTCACTTTCAACTTCTTCCAGGAAGCTATTGATCACCCGTTTGACATGATCAAGCGTGCGGAATACTTGCCGCTCTATCAGATCGCTGATCTCAACCTCTTTGGTGGAATCTTCTACCTCACAGATCGCCATAATGTCGGGTGCTATGCGCGGACCGAGCCCCCGCCATTCTGTTGAATCGATAGTGTAAATTTTACGGAATACACGCGAGGCCAACTCACGAGAAATCAAATCTTTCATTTTAATCTTGACTTCCATTTCGACCTTTTCGGCGTTGGCCAGCGCCTTACGCAGATCGACCCCCTGCCGTGAGCTGGCATTTTTTGCGATCCTCAATTCTATCTCGCTGGGTTGGCCGGCTTCGTCTTCGGCCGCCTGCTCACGTTTTAAGGTTGTGAGTATTCGCTGCGCTCGATCAAAGCCAACACCTAGTTGGCGCTGAATGTAAGCGACCGTATAGCTCCCCGCCTTAACACATAACATGCGGGCTTGATTAGTCAAATCCTCTTCGGTGGGGCGTGCAGCTGCCGGGGTGGTTTTCGCGGCCTTCTTTTTGGCTTTTTTCTTCGCCTTTTTTTTCGGTGTTTTTTTCTTAGGCATAGTTGGTTTCTTAGCGGTGACCTTCTTTTTAGCTTTTTTCTTGGGGACAGCTACGTGGCCTGTCTTTCTGCCTGGCCCTGGCTTTTTCAGGCGCTCAGCATTCAGGACGTCAAAGTCTGCCCCCTCGAAATAACCGTCCACATCTGCTGTAAGTTTTCCGGCCCTGATCCACCGCCCGATGGTAGACCGTGAGACGCCGGTGGCGGTGTGCGCCTGGGATGCATTCATTCTCATAGCCCGAGTGTACCACTGTCTAAGGCGTCAGCATAGGCCGTCTGGTGTACCACCCCGCCGGAGGAACAGATCGGCCGCCTTCGGAGGTGCTAAAAAGCGGGATGCGCGACAACTAG